ATTTTAGTTTGTAACTGATGCTACAGGAGGTTTTCTTTTCATCTTTTTGTTTCTTTTCTCAAGACGTTGTATAACTTCCTTTTGTTCCATCCATATATCTTTACCTGCGATTACATCTTCAATTTCTTTATCTGTTAAAAAGTATTGATATGTTTTTCGCATTAAATTATTAGCCCAATTATCTGTGGCTATTGCTTTGGCAATCAATTCATTACCTTTACCCCAGCTTCCACTAGAATAATTGTGTATCATAAATTGACTATGTTCTGATACCTCGCAAACATTAGCTGCAAGGAATACGAAAGTGGCTGCTGACATACAAGCCCCTTCTACTGATGCTACGACTGTAGCTTTTGTGTCTGACATCGCTCTAATTAACTGTATGGTAGTCATAATGTCTCCACCATAACAATTAATATGAATTGTTATTAAATCATTTTCTCCTGCTTGTCTGATTTCTTGATTCCATTGTATGTAGTCTTTAGAATCTGTAATGTGTCCATTCAAATAAAAGTCTAGAAATCTAGCAACAGGGCGTGCGAAGAATCCTTCTGGATTGTCTCCGCCTGATTTTGCTTCGTAGTATGGTTGGTTAGATACTGTTTTCATAAAATCTCGTTATTGCCTTTATTTTTTCAATTTGTTTATCAATTATACTTACACGGTTTGGCCAATGTATGTATTCCTTTTCAGGGTTATTTTGTAGATTATATAGTAATGGCAGAATGAGATTTTCTACATCTTTTAGCTTTGATGCTATGTCTGACTCTAATAAAGCTCTATGTTCGTTGAGCATATCAGAGTTATCAGACGATATAATTTTTGCTTCTAGTTGCGTTATCTTATCTAATAACAAATCTACTTGAGCATTCGTTTGTTGTGTGGATTCAACAGGAGCTAAGTCTGGCTCGTCTACTGCTGTAAATCCAAAATCGAAATCACTCATCGTTATCCGTCTCCTCTATCTTATTTATGTTCTGTAGAAGTTGTTGATAAGCATTTTGGTTACGTTTAAATTTTTTAACTTTTTTGTCTAACGCTTTAACAGCTCTTTCAATTTTTAATCTTGAGGCTCTTTGTGTAAAGTTTTTACCTAGCATATGGTCAAACTCGTGTAATGCTATTCTAGCTGCTACATCTACAAATTTTTCTACTTGTTCTTCTCCGTTAGAATCCATGTATCTAAATGTAGCGTCTTCAGGGCGTGATATAACTAACCACAAACCTGGGAAAGATAAACAACCTTCTTTAATTGGAACTGTTTTATCACTTACTGCTAAAAGGACAGGATTAAACATACATCTTTTAAATTCGTCTCCAACAGTCATTGTAAATACTGCTCTGTCAATGCCTAATTGATTAGCAGATAGTCCTGCTCCTTGGAAATGTAATTGTCTTTCGTATAGATGTTCTTCTAATGCTTTAGCGTCTTCCTTTTCGAAGTCAAATTGTTGAGGTTTTTGTGCAAGTTGTGCGTCACCAAAAGCTATTAGTTTATCGTATCCCTTAAAGTCCATTAGCTAACCTCTAAGCCGTATTCTTCTGATAAAAACTTTGCAAATTCTGTGTAGCCACCAACGTGAGTTTCGCCCACTACAATTTGTGGGAAAGTTCTTGCTGTCGGAAACTGTTCAAAAAATTCTTCTTGTGTATAATCTGCATCTAACAATTTATACTCATAATCAAATCCTTTCATCTCTGATACTGCCTTTGCTTTATCACAAAAAGGACATCTAGGTTTTCCGTAAATTACTACTTTGTCTTCCATATTTTTTCCTATTGTATTACAGAATAATTCTGCACTTTCTTAAATGTTATAACACTTCTAAATTTATCAAACAGTTGGTCACCTTTATGTGAAATAACGAAAACATTTGTATCTTCTCCTATAGTATTTAACAAGTTCATAACATATTCCGTTCCATTTAAATCCAACGAACTGTCAAACACCTCATCTAATAAAAGTAGATTTGTGCTAGCACTGTTTTTCATTTTAGCGATTGTTCGCCATGTAAATACAAGTGCCAAGTCTATTCTTTGTTTTTCACCTTCACTAAAAGACGCATAACTAAATTTATCTCGGTGTCTCGATTTGATAGTTTCTTTGAACGTTTCATCTAAATCAAACTGAACAAAGAAGTCCATCGCTGCTAAGTATTTATTAACCAACTTATTTATTATAGGTAAGTATTGTTTAATAATCTTAGTCTTTATACCAGAATCCTGTAGCAAAGATTTACATACATCTAAATAATGTTTGTTTTCAGTTTCTACAGAACGATTATTATTCTTATCTGTTAAGTCTTTTGCTAATGCTTTTAGTTTCTTTTTCTCGTCATCAATATCTTCTACTGCTGTTCTAACTTGATTTTGCTCTAACAAAAGTCTTTGAATAATTCTTTGATCGCTAATTACTTTATTATTAGCTTCCATAATTTGTGTATTTAGCTCTAAGTATTCATCATATAATTTATCTACTGTCTCATATTCGCCATTTAAATCCTGTAATGCCTTTTCTAATTCAGTTAGTTTAGATTGTTTTTCCTCAGTCATTTCTTCTTTGAAGTCATGCTCAATACCTTGTTTACAAGTAGGACAATCATCATTATTATGATAAAATTCTATTTCGTCTTCGTGTTTTTTAATTTGTCTGTTAAAGTTTGCTTTAAACTCTTCTAACTTTTTACGTTTGCCTTCAACATCACCGAGATTATCTTTAGCAGTTGTCATTTCTCCAACAGACTCTTGTTGTGCTTTTATTTCTTCTTCAATATTTTCTATTTCAATACCGATGGCGTCTGCTTTCTGTTCTTTATCTTTTTCTAGCTTTTCGATATATTCTTTTTGTATGTTTGCCTTTTCTTTTGCTACTTCTATTTCGCCTTCCAAGTATCTTAGTTGTTCATCTAACTGTTGATACCTAGTTTTTAATACTTTGTTCATAGAAGTAAAGATGCTAATGTCTAAGATGTCTTCAATAATTTCTCTTCTTGCCCCCAGGTGTAGTTGCATGAAAGGTGTAAAAGACGCACTACCTAGAACACAGATTTGTGTAAAAGATTTATAATTTAATTTTAAAATATTTTCTTCGAGATAATTTTGATAGTCTCGAACATTAGCATCCTGATTTAAAATTACATCGTCTTGTATAATTTCAAAAATACTAGGTTGGGCTCCTCGCCTAACCTTAAAGTTCTTACTTCCTATTTGGAATTCTATTTCTGTTAAACAGTTTTTCTTATTAATACTGTTTATAATTTGTGGTTTGGAAACGTTTCTAAAAGGCTTGTTAAATAAAGCATAAGTAATAGCATCTAACATTGTAGATTTACCACTACCATTTTCTCCTACAATAAGAGTGCTTGGACTCTTATCTAATTTTATTTCAGTAAATGCGTTTCCTGTAGATAAAAAGTTTTTATATCTAATTGTTTTGAAGTATATCATTCAACGTCTTGTGCCTCAACATATAATGCCTGTAATAGGCTTTTTATTCTATCCTTGTCTAAATCTGTTGTTACGTTTTCAACATATTCTTTTAGCAATGTCATTGTATCTTCTAAGTCTATATCATCGCCTATTGCTTCTTCCTCAAACTCTGTAAAGTCTTCTAGAATTTTAAATTCAATAGGATTAACTTCATAAATGGAATCTACAAAGGCATCAAACTTAGCAAAGTCTGTTTTCTTAGTTACTATAAGCTTAATAGCACAACCACTAAGCTGGCTAACATCATAGCTATCAGCCACGCACCCTTCGGATAAGCTGTCGTCATAATATATTTTATGAAAAAGCCTAAATGGGTTGTTAATATATTGTAACTCTCTGCTAGACGTGTCGAAAATTGCGAAACCACGCGGGTCTCCATAGTCGCTCCAAGTAATCTCATAAGGGTTGCCCATATATGTAATGTTGCCTCTAGTATGCCTATGATGAAAATGGCCACTAACGACAAGCTGAAATTTACTAAAAAGAGAAGGATCCATACCGTGAGTATTAACCATTCCCGGAAGCATGTCGTAACCTTCGAACTCGAAATGCCCGAAGCAAGTGTCAGCATTTGTGCTTTTAATTTTTTCCAAAGATCTTTCATAATTTTCTCCACAAATCCACGGCATCATTAGTATAGATGTGCCGTCTATAATTACTTCTTCGGGTTCTTGATACAAGTATATGTTCTCGTATTCTTTTGATACCAATAACTCAGGTGAATTAACAGCATTTGTGTTTTTAAAATATGTATCATGGTTACCGGGTATCATGTGTAAGTCCATGCCACGTTTTGCTATTTCATCGAAGAAGTATTCTTTACACGAATTAAGCGTATTAAAATTAATATATTTACGCCTATCAAAAGTATCACCTAAATCGAATATGACTTTGATGCCTCTCTCCTCTAGTTCTGGGAAAAAGACTTCTGTATAAAATTTTCTGAAATAATTATCGAATGCTATGTTGTCTTGTCTAGCACCGAAATGAAGGTCTGTAATTAATGCTATTTTCAAAACTAACCCTCATAAATTGCTGAGTTAGCTCCGTGCTCTTTTACCTCGCATGAAACACAAAAACATCTACCGCCTGTCATTTTCTTAACTAAGTCATTAGCAAAGTGAAATGCTTGTTCTGCGAATTTTTCACAACCTACACCATTTACGATTACGACTTCTGCTAGTCCTTCTTGTTGTAGTTTCATTAATCTTTCTAGCTCAGGATCTTTTTTATCCACAACCAACTTATGATCGAAATTATCTTTTAAATATTGTTTTAGTTCTTTTAGTCCGCCGAAATCAACTACCCAATTTTTTTCATCGAGAGTTTCGCAACCAAACTTAAACCCAAAAGACAAGGCATACCCATGCAGTAGACTGCAATGAGAATGTATAGCATTGGGTTGTCTAAATACACAGGACAATCCTTCTTCATGTCCGTATGTTTTAGTAGAATAATAATTATAATCTAACATAATACACCTTTATCAAATTGTTATTTATTTGTTAATAATATATAAAAACCGTTTATTGGTTTTTCTTTTCCCATTCGTATGATGTTCTGAGAATATCAGCAATATTATACTGTGCTTCCCATCCTAAATGATGAAGAGCTTTGCTGTTATCTGCCCATACTTTTGCTGGGTCACCTTCACGTTCAGGGCCAAACTCATAATGTATAGTTCGTCCTAAAACTTGTTCTAGTTCTGAGACTAGTTGTAAAATTGTATGTGGTTCGCCTGAGCCTATATTAAATGCACCTGACATTCCACCTGTTTGTAAATATTCCATTGCCTTAATATGTGCTTCTGCTAAATCCTCAACGTGAACATAATCTCTTTGCGTTGTTCCGTCAGGAGTGTCATAGTTTTGTCCGAATATTGTTAGCGTTTCGTTGTTTAATACTTTACGACATAAAATAGGAATAATATGTGTTGCCTTATGTTGTTTGTAACCATGTGTATTGTCTAAGGCCGCCCCAGCTGCGTTAAAATAACGCAAAATAGCATAATTCATACCGTAAGCACGTTCATAATCTGGCAACATATCTTCAATACATGACTTACTGATACCATATGGACTTACAGGATTTTTATTTACATCTTCAGTAGGTGGAAACTCTGGAATATCACCATAAACAGAACTTGTGCTACTGAATATAAAGTTTTTAACACCTACATCTGCCGCTACATTCATAAGTCTAATTGTATTAGAAACATTAGTTTCATAAAATACACCAGGCTGTTCCATACTTTTGCCTACTTCTGTTTCAGCAGCAAAGTGCATAATCGTATCTGGCCTAATTGCTCTTACAATATCAGGCATTGCTGGACTTGATAAGTCAATGTTATATGTTGCCATATTGACACCTGTATCTTCTAGTTTTCTATCAATATTAAAAACCGTGTGTCCTTGTAACTTACGAGCAACCATGCCACCTATGTAGCCTGTGCCTCCTGTGAGTAATACTCTAGCCATATTTCTTCTCCGTAACGTGTTTTCTGTATGTAGTTCTATCTCTTAGATATTCGTCGCCATTGCCTTGCATAATTTTAATGCTACGTTCAATAGTTCCATTCTGATAATCACTAACCTTTCCAATGTTGTAGTCATCATAATATTCTAATTCAATATCACCTAGTTGCTGATGTATTTTATCCATTGCTGAGTCTATGTCCCATGGGATATACATATGGTTACCGTTGTGGGCAAACACCTCAGGGAAACTTCTGTATGCTGGAAATAGAGTAAGAGTTCCAAATGTGTCTGCCTCAGATACGGTATTCGATACCCAGTCTTGTAGGGCGCAATTAAATAAAATTTTACTATCAGCTAGTAAATTGTAGTAATCGTTCTTTTTTAGTCCTGTATAAACTTTAAAATTAATTTTGTCTTGTAGTTCTAATGCTCTGTCTACATATTCTTGTTTATTACTTTTTAAGTCAGGGTGTCCACAAAATATAGCAAACTCAACATCTTCATCTATTTCATAATATTTTTCTGCTAAGTCCATATAAAAATGTGGCAGTTTTTCATCATCCCATCTACTTGCAAAACAAATTCTATTGCTTCTTTCTATAAGTGGTTTGGGTGCAGGTATTCTGCTTAAAACTTCTTCTTTACCATAAGGAAGTCCTGTAACATATATTGGCTTTTTAAATCCTGCAATTCTTAAATGTGCTACAAATTCTTCACTTGCTACAAAAATACCATCTACAAATTCATCAACCATTTGTTCATATCTACGCATCCAATCCTGCATACCTTCTCTAATTAGAAAGTCATCTGGATCTACTGTTTGTGCTAGGAATCTTAAATAAACTTTTGGCCTAAAGTCTTTTGGACTTTGATCCATAATATAAGGTAAACATTCTAAACCCGGAGTAAACATATCCTCATAAAAAATAACATCACCTGAGGTAACATCTCCGTTCTTCATTCTTTGTATTAAGTTTAAATGCTGAGATAAACTATAATATGTTCTACCATGAGCATCTAATACTGAGCCCGTAACAATAGCTTTGCTATCATCTATTTCTGTGCCATGTATAACTTCATAATTAATACCTAGCCTTTTAAACTCCCTTTCATTCCAGTCTTGTAACTGTAATGTATAACGTGCCTCATAAGATTCTAAACCCATATAAAACAATTTACGCATAATATTCTCCTAACTAAATAAATCCTCTAAACTTGGTGCCTCATACTTTTCATTGTAAGGCCTTACTACTCTTGAATCCATGTAGATACCATGTTGTTTGCCTGCATTAGCATACCACTTAGCCCTGCCTTCTGGGAAGTTATATGCTTTTCTAAATATTTCATCACCTTTGTTCATTTGCACTTTTCTTGTATCTTGCGATTGTGCGTGTGTGCTAGGCGAAGTAAACTCTTTCATTATAATATTTCTAAGCATGTATGTTTTGTAACCGTTCATTGCTACTTCTAATGCAAAGAAATCATCTTCACCTGCTAATAATTGACCGTCAATATATTTAAATTCTTCGTTATAATATATATTTTTATCTAAACGCCTTACGAAGAATATGGTGCCTTTGCAGCTAGCAAATTTTCTATCGAAACACATTTGGTTATCCCAATCTATGTATCTATATTTAGGATCAATATTGTTATATTTGTCTTTAAATGCACCGTCACCTGGGCGTCCATCCCAATGAGGCATAAACAAGTCTACGCCATCAAAATTCTCAGGATATTTTGTAAGTATATCACAAATATTCATTCCTGTATGAGGAAACTCTGGGTGTTCTTTAAGTATAGCATCGTTATCCATAAACAATGCCCATTCATAACCTGTTTCGTTATAAAAGTCTTTTAATAAAATATTTCTTGCTTCACCAGGTGTGAGTAGCTCTCCGTCGTGTGTTATGTAAGAACATCCATCAATATAATCTTCATCATCATAATCCTGTGCAAGTATTTTTATTTCCATGTCAGGATAATATTCTTTCCAAAACTCCACTTGTTTACGGTGATTGTCTACTCTCACCTTTCTAGCATCTGGATAGTCTCTACTACCAAAATAAGATATAATATGTGCTTTAACGTTAGGCTGCATATTCTCCAAACCATGTAGGTGTTGGCCTGTTACGCCACACTGCAAAGTCTTTCTTGTAAATGTTGTAATATTTTCTGTATGCGAGAATAACATTGTTAGGAACCTTAACATCATCTGGCATTGCTTGTGGCAATTCTGTTAAGTCACCTGAGTCAATATTTGCTGGAGGAGTAGCAAGCATTGTTTCTAGTTTTTCCTGTGTTAAGTGTATTCTGCCGTATCTGTGAGTATATTCTTTACATAGTTCTAACCACAAGTTGTAAAGATATAGATAGTTGCTATCTGAATGACGAGTCCATATACCACATGGGTGATTGATATGAGATGCTTTGTATAGCAATAATTCTTTATCCGTATCTGCCATACGCCAACGTTTAATACGTTGTCCTTTACGTCCTTCGCCGATGTATTGCACACCGTCTATTGTTCTATGTGCTGTAGACATAAGTTGAGCATATTCTATAATCATTTTAACCACGTGCTTATCACAATGTGCCTCAGCGCATGCTTTAATGTCTGTGTCTAATGCAAATATGTTCATAGTTCTTCTACAATGCCTAACAGTTCTGCGAGAAGTAACATAATACCTGCTGTTACAATGGCACCGTTGATTAAAAATACGCAACCTGCAATTCTAACAACGGATTTTATCATGCTTACGCCGAAATGAAAATCTACTTTCATATAATCCTCCTAGTTGATGTGTCAATATTATAATGTTCTAAATTTGTTTTGTCAACCTTTTGTTGTCCGTTTTTCATCCAAATAAATCTTCTAGGGTTGCTGGTGCCTCTGTCGCTACAGGAGCAGACTTCATAGTTTGTCCTAAGTAAGGAGAGTTGAACCAGTAATCAAAATCTTGTCTATCCTTAATGTTATATAAGTTTCTGTATGCGTGTTCTAGTTTTAATCTTCTAGCAAATGCTAATAACTCATCTTTGTTTGTATGTATTTTATCAGCATGTCTACAAAAATTGTATATAGATTTTAAACACATTGCTGTTCTAGCTTCCATCCAACTATTTAAATCATTATGTTCTTCTAACCAGTTTGTGCTATTAGTATTCATTTTTTTATGAAAGTCCTCTACTGTAATTTTTAAGGGCCACATTTCTTGTATATCATCTAGCATTTCTATATAATGATTAGAAAGTTGTCTATTAAACTTTACGCTTCTAGTGCCGTTGTAAAATAAGCCTGTTTCTACTGCTCTGCTATGTGTTGTAGAATCATATGATATTTGAACTTTGCCATACAATCCGTTTTGTGTAAAAATTAAATAAGGAAGTAATCTACGTATCGCACCGACACCTAAAATGTGAATATGTAACGTGCCGTCCTCGCCTCTTAGTCTAGATTGAGAAGCAATAAAAGCTCTTTGTATATCTTCTAAGTTACCTGTTCCTAAAGCAGCCGCTCCTATAGCAACACCGCCAATATATTTGTGATCTTCATCTGGTATCTCATCTAAGATATAGTTTTCCCATTCCATGTATGTATCAATATCGTTGCCTTGTAATATAACAAAAGGCCTACATTTAGAATCTTCTTCTTTAAATATTTCTATTTGTCTTGCTACGTTTTTACCTGTTTTACGTGCAAACTCCTCAAATCTTGATTGGTCAAACCATCTATCTTTTGTAGCATTTCTATCTGATTTTAGTCCTGTTTTTACGATAGGTATTTCATCGAAGCACATACCAATATCTGCCCATTTAGCCTGATTTCTATATACTTCATCTTTTAATTCATCAGTTAGATCTAATCCTTGTGTTACAACCTGCAAACCACCTGAGTCTGCATGAACATTTTTAATATTGCCTCGCCAATTCACGAACTTTTCTCCAAAACCTGACTCTGTATGTCCATTATATAGCATACTAAATTCGTGTCCGTTTTGATCTCGAACTTTTTCTAGCAAACTGTTTACTAAAGCAACATTAACTTCATCACTTAAAACACGAGGATTGCTTAACCTCATGTAAGATGTTCCTGATACTACATATTCTAACTTCATTTTTTAAATACTTTTATTATTTGTTTTGTTTGGTGCATTGCGTCATCTAAAGCATTATGTGCTACACCTGTGTTTGTTTTGTCAGCATCCCATAGAGACTTGTTATTTAAATTAAGTAAATTTAAAACTGTTCTATAACAAGAAACTACCCATGGTGTCCAAGGTATTTCTATATCTGAATTATAATAAGCACTTTCTAATATTGATATATCAAATGCTGAGGAGTTACCCCATATAGGAGCATACTTATCTGTGCCATACCATTCTGAAAATTTTGTTAAGGCGTCGGCAACAGGAATAGGATTTACAGTTAAGGCTTCTCGTGCCTCTTTGGACTGTCTTGCCCACCAATCTACACTATCTTTTGATATATGTAGTCCTATTTCTTTACAAGAGTTGGCATCAACGTTTGTATAGAAAGTATCTAGAACTCCATCTTCTATCGTAAAGGACACGGCTCCGATAGCTAGGATAGTTGAATATGGGCGAGTAGATAGAGTTTCTAAATCTACCATTATCTGTCGCCGACTTGGACTAAATGTTTGCATTAATTAAGCTCTCCGCGAATGTTCGTAATAAAAATAATAAGCCAATACCATTCAATAATATTAAGGCTCTGTCTTGCCATAAAATAGAAACCACCAACCATAAGGATATGCCTATCAATGAAAGATATAAGTCATATAATTCAAATCCTGGAACACCTCTCATTGACATTGCAGATAAAACAAAAACACTAGCTACCCACTTTACATACCAATCTAATGTATATTTAGGAGTAGCAGATTTAAAAACTCTTGTGCTGTTTTTAAGTTCTTCTACCGTTATTTTTTGTTTTTTCATTTCTTATAAATTCCAATTCTTGTTGCCAGTTCTTTTTGTTTTGTTCGGCTTCACCCGATCCCTTTTGAGCCAATATAACTCTACCGCCATCCATGTCAATCCTAATAGAATCAGTGGTAATAACTTCACCGTGTCTTCCGATAAAAATTCCATTCATTTCTCCTTTAGTATCTTCTGGATGTAAACCATGTATAAGTTCTATTAGTTCTTCTTTTTTCATTTCTATTTATCACAAGCAAATTGTTGTTGTAATTTTATGTTATCCATAAACTCTTTCTTAACACCGTCATCTGAATAGAATACACCTTCTAATACCGTTGTTTGTGTTAAACTACTATGTGCTAGCACGCCTCTATTTTCTACGCAACCGTGTGTTGCTTGTATGTAAACACCTATATTAGGACTACCTGTAGCTTTCATAATCTCACGTGCAATATCGTTAGCAAGTTCTTCTTGTAACGTGCCACGTCTCGCACACCATTGTGCAATTCTTGTGTATTTAGATAAACCTATTAATGTTTCGCCTGCAATAACACCTATGTATGCAACACCTTTAACTGGTTGATGATGATGTGAACACATGCTTTGTATTTCACTTCTAACAACAAGCATACCTTTATAACCTTCTTCAATGTCATTAGGAAATGCTGTAGCATTAGGCATTTTATTATACCTACCCCACATTAATTCATTAATATACATTTTTGCTAAACGTCTAGCAGTTCCTTGTGAGTTAGGATCGTTGTGCCTATCAATAATCAAGCCATCTAATACGTTTTCAAATTCTGGAACTAATTCTTCGATAAGTTTTTCACTATCGCCTTCATCCATATATTCTGCAATATTATCAGACGCCCAATACTTGGCATCTGCTTCAATTATTCTTTGTTTAATTTTATCACTAGTCTTCAATTTTTTTCTCCCATGGGAATACTATCCATTGTTTATTATTATACAGAGTTCTACTGCAAAAGTCAATATCTATTTCTTTTCTTTTGTTAATAAGAACACCAAATTTACATTTCGGTGCAACTTCTTTAATCTCATTCATTGTAGTTCCTGTATCAACTAAATCATCTATAATTAATGTATATTTATCATTGTATTTTTCTAATATTTCTTTTTGGCGCAATTGTCCGTCTCTTGTTTGCCAAACTACAGGAATAAAAGGAACGCCCATTTCGTGGGATAACATAATACCCGGTATTAGGCCTCCTCTTGATAATCCTATAATAACATCTACTCTAGAATCTATTTGTTTTAAAAGTTTTCGTATGTCTGTTCTGACATCACGCCAAGAATATAATATCATGTTCCTATCTGATTACCAAACAAGTAAACATGGACTCTCGCTGCCACGTTGTAACCACGTTTAAATGCTCGCTCTGCAACTTCTCCTGCTGTTGCTGATTGTTCTTCTTCTCTTGCACCTACAGGCATAATCCATACAGGCCAATCACAACCTGCATCTCGACATTGTTGAACAACATCTTCCATCTCATCCCATTGTTCGTCTACATCACCTACGACAAATTTTAATTGACCTTGTGCCTCGTTGACCTTAGCATAAGATGCTATAATATCTGGCTTGATTGCTCGTTTTGCCTTTTCTCCTGCTACTGTCCATAACTTAGGAGAAACAGAAAAGAATACTTCACAGGTGTTGCCGTAATCTGATAGATAATTATGTAACTCTCTATGCAAAGGTTGTGTTCCGTTTGTCTCGAATGTAATCCCGCCTGGGCTATTTCTTCTTCGCTTAAATGTATCTAAAATGCCTTCTATTGCTGGCTGCTGATGTTTCATCAAAGGTTCGCCGCCTGTAAAACATAAATGTTGCCTAATGCCAGACACAGGATGTAGAAACTTCCCATCGGGATTACTGTCTGTTGTTATTGCTTTTTGTATTTCATCACAGAGTTCTGGAACTGTTTTATGTCCCATAAGATGCTTGTAACGTTTTGCCCATGTATAACTGCTATCACAACCTTTTTCCCATACAGGCAAGTCTTCTACACGTTTTACGTCTATTAGATCATACTTCATAAAAGGAAGTTCGTATGTTTCGGGGTTTGTGGGATCTTCTTGTCCAAAGCCATTACATTGTAGATTACACATAAAGAATCTAATCCACGCTGTAGGAACGCCAGTATAATGTCCCTCTCCTTGTATAGAGTGGAATATTTCTGAATAGTAATATTTATCTTTTTCTAGCATAACAAAACATTATATAATATATTTAGACAAAAAGTCAAGTTTTTTCTTGTTCTTTCTTGATTTTTTCGTCCAAATATTTTGGCCTACGTTTTGGCATAGGCTTTTGGGTTTTAGCAAGTTTTTCATTTTCCATATCAGTGATATCTAATTGCTCTCGCATCCATTTTAAATACTCATTGTCTTGTGGTTGGCCACTTCCGCCTACCTCATCTATAATTGATTGGATATCAAAACTTCTTAAATATTTCATCTTTGTTTCCATTTGTCGTTTCTCTTTTTGAATACGTCTAATGAAAGCATAATAGGTAATTTGTGTAAAATAAGCAAAAGGATTTTTACTTTTCTCTGGATCAAAATTGTGTATGTATGTAATACAATTTTCTATGCCATCTAAAATCATTTCATCTCTAAATGTATAGTTGACAAAGTTTGATTTGTATGCTAAGTGATTAGCAATCTTAACAAAACATTCTCCAATATAATTTGAAACTTGAGGTTGAGGCTCACCTGAATTTTCTGCCTCAATCGCTTCTGATTTCCATTCCGAAATTGCTTCGTAGAACTTTTTATTGTCTACATAATGTGTGCCGGTTCCACCTGCCATAATATACTCCTAATGTATAGTTTTATTCCCATGTATTAATTTCTCAATCATGGAGTCTAAATATTCTCTCTCCTCATCTGTTAATTGATGAAGTTCTTTTCCTGCGTTTCCTTGTAACCTTTCCAAGTCTTCACTCGGTCCTGTTAAAAAGTCGCCGTCATAAAAACGTTCTTCATTGTAAACGTGATCTACAAGAACGTCGTAACTATGTGAAAATTTTTGTGATAAAGGACTCATGCTTATAACATTAAGTCTATCAATTATAACAAAATCATCATCTGTCATTACAAGATATGGGCGTATGCTCATGTGCTCACCTAATGGTGCCCTGACATCTTGTTTAGTGATTGGTGTTGATACTAATTCTAAAGGATAACGTATTGTGTATCCGTCAGCATTTGTTTCCACTACTCCTATAATAGTAGTTCCGTTGATAAGTTTTACTACATTAACTTCTTCCACTTACGTCTATCCTTATTAGTTTGTAATTAAATTTTTCTTCATTATAAATTTTTATTCTTTCAATCATGTGGTTAAGAGTGTAGTTCTTTTTTGACTTCCATTGTAAGTCGTCACCCACATCAAATAAATTACATTGTTGCTTGTTGTCTCCTTTTCTTAATCCTCTTCCTATTGATTGTAAGTTTCTAATTCTAGACTTACTAGGAGATGCGAAGACAATATTATGTAAGTTTCTAATATTAATACCTGTTGAAAATGTTCCGTATGATGCAACTATAATAGCATCATTTTGTTTTTCGGTAATAGCACGAATTTGTTCTCGTGTTTCAGTATCGGTTCCACCATGAACGAAAAATACTTTTCTAGTGTCACCTACTTTACTATTTATAATATCATATAACACTTGTCCGTGCTTTTCGACAAACTGAAATAGAACTAGAGTGTTTCCTTCTTGTGTTATACATAAGTTTTTTAAAACTGTATTACGTTTAGGATGTTGAACAAGCCAATCTATTTCTTCTTGATATGACATTTTAGATACAAGTTTCTTTTCCTCATCTGTATAATCTAAAATTAGTCCATGTATTTTTAAGTCTGCAATAGTATTATCATCTATTAATTGCTTTGTGGTTGTAACCTTTTTAACTTGTCCAAATACACCTTCAAGCACTAACTTATGTGTCTTAGTTCCATCTAATGTTCCTGTTGTGCCTATTCTATAAGGTGTGTTTACACATTTATCCATTATAGAT